GTGATGAAGAAGTCACAAATCATGAATTTGCTGTCTGTACTTTCCATAAAGGAGAATGCTGAAAGTGCAGTAACAGTAGCGACCTCACAAGGTCAAACAAATGGTGGTACTTTATTCAGTGATGGAACTCGTTTAGTATATTCCAGAGAGATTGAATTTAAGGCACTGCCTATTATGCGTTTCTCACAGTTCGCAACACAGAAAACAGAGTTAGGTGTTGAGCCGGGTCTTACAATCAGTATGTTGACCTATGATAACCTTAAACTCGGTGGTGCTTTACAGGAAATGCAGAATATGTCTACACAGGCATTAAGTGGTTCTATGAAGCAAATCACTGTTCAAGAGCATGGTAATGCTGTAAGCAATTCAGAATTACTCATTCAGAGTTCTTTTGATGACATTATGGCAACTACTACTACACTGCTTGGACGTGACTATGCTTTAGTTATGGACTGCGAACTGCGTGATGTAGCACTTTCTGGTACTAACATTGTGTATGCAGGTGGTAAAGCAAGTCGTGACGCTATCACTGACGCTGATAAGTTGCAGGTAGCAACTATCAAGGACGCTATTGAAGTTCTTGCAACGAACAATGCACCTAAGTATCAGAATATGTACTGGATTTGCTTTGTTCACCCACATCAGAGTCGTGACCTGCGTGATGACAGTGCATGGATTAACGCAAGCAACTACGGAGCACCAGAGCAGTTGTTTACAGGTGAGATTGGTCGTATTGATGACACTCGTTTCATTGAGACCACTCTTATGTGTAATGGTAAGGCAAGTGCTAAAGACCCTGCTTACAAAGCTGACCTTGTTAAAGGTGCAGGTGAGCAAGCTAACAAAGCTGACATTTATCAAGCAGTTATCTTCGGAGACCAGTATTATGGTATCGCATGGTCTTTACCTGTTGAACTTCGTGACAATGGTGTTGAAGACTTTGGACGTAAGAGAAGCCTTGCTTGGTATGCTATCTGGGGTACAGGCTTGCTTCACAATGACTACGGTGTAGTAATTGAGACAGCCTAACCAACAGCAGAAAGAACCCAAGTGTAAGGGGAGGGAAGAAAATAAAATTCTCCCCTCCCTTTAGTATTTTAAGAGAATATGGAGGAAAATATTATGGCAGTAAAGAAAGCTAATAAAGCAGTAGAAAAAGAAGTAGAAGTACAGGTTAATCCTAGTGTTGAAGAGACACCAGAAGTTCCTGTAGATGAGACACCAGAAACAGGTGCAGATGAGACCAGTGTTGATGTAGAAGCAGGTGTTGAAGAGACAGCACAGAATGATGTTGAAGTACAGCAGGAAGTAGAAATTCCAGAAGTTCCTGTAGAAGATGAGACACCAGATGTGCAGGTTGACACAGAAGCTAAAGTTGACACTTCCAACAAGCCAGAAGAAAAGGTTAAAATTCGTATGAGAGTTGACCACAAGTGTTGCATTGCAATGGAGCGTTATGACCTCGTAGCAGGTAAGACTTATGTTGTTCCTCGTAACGTAAAGAACATTCTTAACAAGGCAGGTCTTTTAGCACCTCTTTAAGATTTAGGAGGTAGAGATAATGTTATTGACTGTTAAAGATTTAATATCTATTTTAAGGAGCAGTGTTAATGTACAAAGCACAGAAGCAGAGGTGATTGACCCTGCATACTTAGCCATGACAGATGATGACATTGAACTCTTTATCAAATTAGGTGTTTCAAGAGCCTATCCAGATGTGACAGACCTTGCAGACCTACCAGATGGTTCTGAATATCCTATCACTTTGTTGGCGAAAATTGAACTGTACACTAAGTTGGCAGTCCTTAAAGCTGATAAAGTTGATATGGGTGCTGACAATAACAACTACTTGAAACAAGACCAGAGATTTAAGCATTATATGGCTTTAGTTGCAGAAGCACGACAGCAGTATGATGACTGGTTAGAAAATGAGGGTCAAGGAGAAGTTAAAAGTCATGATGTGTTATTAAGCAACAGACACTATACGCAAAGAAACTTTGAGAAACAGGTGACTCCTAAAGTATCACTAAAGATAGACCAAGTGACAAGTGACAGTGTTGACTTCCATTGGGGAGTCACTAACACAAGTCACTTTGGTCGTTTCAAAGTGTATATAAGTACAAGTCCTATTGTTGATATGTACAAAGAGGGAGCAACCTATGACAAGAAGATTGATGTGGGTGCTAAGTTGATTGTTAGTACACAGAATATCAGAAACGTATTCCATAGGGTAGAGAACCTTGAGTCTGGAACTATGTATTATGTAGCAGTTATTTCCATTGAGCGAAACCAAGTCTTTGGATATTCCGAAACGTCTTTTACCACTCTTGATGTGTTACCAGATGAAGAGGAAGTGTCTGAAAGCACTTTATAAAGTGAGGTGTTAGTATGGCAGATGAAAGTATCAGAAAAGACTTTGTAGATGGTGTTCAAGAGATATTTACCACACTGTTTAATGACGGAGTGAATGATGGTATCAATCTCTATTTAATGAGTGACAAGACAAAGACTAATGTGTATGGTGAAAATAAGTTTAAGATGTATAAGCAACCTAAACTATTGGTTGCTAAAGCTAATTTAACACCTACACAGGGAGAACAAGATGTTGAGGGTATCAAAGATAGTGCAGTGTTTGTAGTTCCTGTTAAGTCTCTTCAAGAGAATGAATTAGGTGTTACAAATGCTGACCTTGACATTATGAGAAAGGGAGTAGTTGAGTTCCATGGTGTTTATTATAAAGTGGAGAACATACTTCCTAAAGCCTATATTGAGGACGTTTATTTGATGTACCACTTTGTGTGTACAGAGGATAAGCAAACCAAGTCTTTGTTAGTTGAAGAGCCAGAAGTTCCAGAAGAAACAGAAAGTGGTGGTGCTGATGGGTGATATGTCATTGACCTTAACAGGTGATTGGAATAGAGCAGGTGTGTATATGAGAAATTTAGCTGTAAAGCTGAAACCTGCATTTGAAGCACAGTTGTGGGAAGATGGTCAGTTCGTTCTTGAAAAGATGAAAGGACATATTGATAGTCAAGACCTTGACTGGACTCCTTTATCTGATAGAACTATAGAACTCAAAGGTGGTGACACCACTATATATGTCGAAACAGGAGCATTAAAGAATGGTTTAGTAGTTAGACGTATAAAGTCTTCTGCAAGAGGTAGCACAATATTTGTAGGTGCTTCACCATGGAAACGTCATGAGGGAGGAATGAAAATGTCCGAACTTATGATATGGCTTGAGTATGGTACTGATAAGATACCACCAAGACCTCTTGTAGAACCTACCATTGAAGAAGTTGAGGATATTCTGAAAGACCACTGGAAAGACTTGATGAAAGAACTGATTAAGGAGTGATATAATGTCAGCAAACGTGTGGTTTGAAGAAGTTAATATAGGCTTGCTACAAGAGTTATATGACACTGTTAGAGTTAAAGACCCTAATGGTGTTTTAGTCCAGTTAGACAGAGAAAAAGCACTCGTTGTTAGAAAGCCAGAAGAAGACTTTAAGATAGAGGTTTTTCCTTGTATCAGTATTTATAACCTAACACACAGGCATGACCCTTTACGATACAATCCTGCACCTGTAAAAGTGGGTGAAGATAAAGAGAATAACATAGTTATCCTTGAAGACCCTGCTGTACCATTTAATTTGAATTATCAGATTGACTTTTGGTCAGAGTATGAGACAGATATGGACTGTATGACAAGAACGTGGTTAATAAAACACTTCCGACAGTTTAACCTTAAAGTGACTGATGATGGTGGTGTTGAAAGAACCTGTAATTGTTTATCACAAGGTAGTGTTGTTAAGTCAGACTTAGTTCTAAATGGAAAGAGACTTTTCCATTCCATAATAAAATTGCAAATATGGGTAGAATTAGATGATGAAACACGCTATAATAAGCCTATGGTTGTTAGAAGAGATATTGAAGCAAGTGAAACTCAATAAAGGAGGTAACAAGTATGTCATATAAATTGACAAACATTTCTGGTGGTCAAATTGTATGTGACCTTGCAGTAGAGGGTAAGACCTTGAGACTTGATAACAAGCAGACAACCACCATTAAGGACTCCGAAATCACACCTCACATTAAAAATCTTGTGACAAAGGGTTTGATTTTAAGTGAGTCTATTGAAACAAAGACAGTAAAGACCACTGCCAAGAGCAGTGCAAAAGAAAAGGAGGAATAATATTATGGCTAGTTACAAAGCACCCGGTGTTTATGTACAAGACGTAGTGAGTGGTTCACAGTCAATCACTCAAGCAAGTTCTTCTGTTGGTATTCTTATCGGTGTCACTAGAAGTGGTGTTATCGGTGTTGCACAGAAGATTGGGTCATGGACAGAGTTCATTACCAAGTATGCCAATGGTTTAGATACACCATTTTTAGAGAACAGCTACTTGCCTTATGCAGTACATGGTTTCTTCACTAATGGTGGTAAAGAACTTTATATTGGCAGTATCAAGAAAGCGGCTCAAAAAGCTAAAGCAACAAGTACAACTAATGCCATTACCGCAGTAGCTTCTACAGAGGGTGTCTGGGGAAATGACATTAAGGTGACTTTGAAGAAGAGTGTTGACTTTGATGAGTCCACTAACAAGTCATTTGATGTTACTATTGCAGTCGGCACAAGTGACAGTGTTACAATCACTGATGTTACACTGGAAACCATTTGTGAAGCAGTTCTTACAAACAGCAAAGCAAAAGAGTGGATTAGTGAGTTCTCTTTAGGAGATAGTACAAATCAGCTTGCAGAAGAGACATTTGCCCTTAAAGATGGTACTGATGGTTCTCAATTACAAGACTCTGATTATGTAAATGCACTTAGCATGATTGATG